TTTTCTTAAGATCTACACCACCTCTAGCACGAAGAGTAGGAAGTGTATCAAATTCAGAAGGCGCAAGAATTACAGGAAGTTTTGTTTCTCTCTCAACCCACTTTAAGTCAAGTCCTGCAACCTTTACCTCTGGAAACCAATTTAAACCTAAAAATGGCACCTGTGTTTTTCTAGCATCTTCAACAACAAGTGCGATAGATTTACTTGTGTAAACTTCTGATGGTAACATTGTCTTATTTCTCCTTTCCTAATTACTCAAACACAATCTGTGGAAGAGCTGCCTTCATAGCATCAGCGTAAGTAACTCCTGATGATGTTTCAGCAACACTCTCATTGATATATGCTTTCTTCAAAAGTGCGCCCTGTGGTCTCTTCTCGATGACATCAAAAAGAAGTATACCCACAACTGTTGCTGTGTTATCGACAGTACCGCTTGCACCGATAGGAGTTCCTGCTTTAACAATCTTGTTTCCGTAGGAATCTGTGTCGGTCACGCTAGTAAAATCGAGTGTGTAGGGAATGGCCTCAAATGGGCTTCTCTTTAAAATCTGGGTTTCCCCAAGAATTGTCGTAGATGTGAATTCCATCTCCTTCTACCTCCTATAAATAATTTTCTAAAATATTTTCAGGTCCTTTTGTTTTTGAACCTTCAACAAACCTTTCAGCAATCTTTTCTGCGTCAGATTTGTCATTCTCTTTTTTGTCAGGATTTCCGCCTTTAGAACTCATCTTTGTAAGTAATTCTTTGTCGTGGTCTGAAATCCTTGTGTTGATGATTTCGCCAAGTAATTCTGCATTGAAATCGCCACCGATAATGCTCTCAACTAATTTGTCAGAATTTTCCCCAACAATGCCTTGCTTTGCTAAACTCTCTTTTAAAGTGCTTCTGCGCTTATTAGCTTCAAGTTCGTTTTTTACACTTTCAAGTTGCTTTACAGCATCCTCATACTGCTTTTGTAGTTTTTCGGAATCAGACATCTTTTCAGCTTCTAATTCGTCAATCCTTTTCTGTAAGTCAGATGCTTTTTGGGCTTCTTCCTTCCAACGAGTTCCTGTTGCTTTTGCGTCAGCAAGTTCCTTCTGTGAAGAGTTTAGGAATGCTGTAATCTGTTCATCAGTTGCGCCTTCAAAAATCTTTTTGACTTCATCTCTTGTCATAATTTTCCCTTTCTGCATACGATTTTTAACGCTGTTCTCATCAGCTCTATGCTTGCTATTTATCGGATAGCTCCTATATTTAAAAAAGCACCCTTTCGGATGCTCTTTAGACATTTTGCGAGATTGTGTTGTAAATCTCTGTTATTGTGCTTATGTGGTTTTCAATCTTATTAAGCCGATTACAAGTGATATATGGGGCTTTTAGGTTTACCCACACTGTTTTTACATAAGTTAGTACCATAATCTCCCCTCCTACAACTCTACTTTCTTAAAATACCTCACATCTCCTACATCCCCTGTATCAGCCCAAATGTTATTTGTACCAAGCAGAGACTTAACTTGCGTAGGAGTAAGTTGGATGGTGAGTGGTGTGGCGAGGACGTAACAATAAGTTTGATTTGCTATAACTACACCAAGCGCAGTTGTGTCCGCTTGATTTAAGTCACATATAAGAAGTTTTCCATCTGCGTTAATGGCAATTCCTGTCTTTTCAGCTGTCCAAGTTTCGTTAGCAGTAACATTTTGATAAACAGAACACAAGTTATCAATCTTCCATGATGCATCGGTTGGAATTTTAATATTCTGTATAGATTGACTTGATATGAATCTCCAATTACCACTTGCAGTATTTTGCTTAGTCCAATTCAAATCATTCAATTTTATTGATGCTCTATCCACCACTAACTCCCCACTAACCACATCAAGTGTACCACCGTAGCGAGTTCCGTCTAGGTCGATGGTGTAAACATTGGATACTGTTGGGTTGTCCACATCATCTGCAACTGTCACATTAACCTCATCCCATCCGCTGATAGGTCTCACATTACTCGGTGATGGGTCTCCACTTCCTTCTTGAATTGGCTCTATGCCGACTTTGAGGGAGAGCATAGGGAACGCTCCACAGTTTGATAGGGTTTTAACACTTTCGTAAGTGCTGTCTGTGGTATCTCTATAAAGGTCTGTATCGTCAATGTCAACTGTGACTTCGCTGTACCCTTGCAAGCTGTCATCTGAGGCTGAGTAGGTACCGTTAGCCGTTACACTCTTACTACCTAGTGGGAGATTGACATTAACTGGGTTATAGGTAACGCCTTCTGTACCAGTATAAGTGCCATTCTCTGTTACTGTAAGCTCCTCTACGGTACCATCTGTAATCTCACTAATTCTAGTAGCATAATCTCTGAATGTATCTGTGGATTCTACAGTAACACCTTTTGCAATAATAGCATTTTTGATATTCGTTTTTGTGGTATTAAGATAGTTTAATTTTTCTGCGATAGTACCCATTAAACCACCTCCCCGTTGATTGTGTCTAAGGTAGATGAAATATCGCCTATCATTGCGTCTATTTCACTCTTAGTGTAATAATTATCTAAATCAACCCTCTGAACGCCAAGTATCTCCCAAGCATTATTTACATAAATGTATTCACTGTAAAGGTCGTTTGTGCCTGTTTTTTGGGCTGGAACTAGATAAATAGTGGTTTCTGAAATATCGCTTGTAGGGAGTGTTGGTACGACTTCGATATCAAACTTAGGTAAAAGGTCAATTAAGCCCTTTAAAGTAGTAATAGCACCTGTAACTGTGCCATCTCCGATACTTGAAATGTCAGTTGTGCCAAGTAATGCCAAAATATCTGAAACATCACCTTCAGCACTATTTAACAAGGATTTTAAGATTACAAAAGTTGCTCCATCCATAAATTACACCTCCACCCAAGAATCGTTGCCATCAAGAACATAAGCCTTCTTTGTAGTATTTACATAAGCAAGGCTGCCCTTCGCAACCTGATTTTCTGTCAAAAAATCGCTAGTGAAAGCAGTAAGGTCTGAAGCACTATCAAGCGAAAAATCGAAATGAACGCCTCTTTCGGTCGCATCTATTCTTTCAGGTTTTCCTAAATAATGTATAGCCATTTTACGCTCCTTTCTAAAATCAAAAATAGCGAATGCCACACCTGCAATTTATCAATTCTTCTGGTGCATCACTCGCTAATTCATAATCTTTGGGGTATCTCATTTGTGTTGTGCCAACACTAAACAACTCATCTATACCTATTACCGTTCCTCCGACAGCCTTGTGTGTTGGTCTAACTAGGTTATCGTCCATATCTACCCATTGTTTTTTGGTTTTCCCTTCGCTTTTCGCACTATCATGCTCTGTGCGATTAAAAAGGGTATTAGCTTCGTTTTCTGCCACTAACCTTGCTCTGTCGTAGGATAAAAAGTATTTGTCATTTGCATGGTCTTTAGTTGCATTAACTATCTCACTAGCAAAGGTTTTTGCATACTCTCTATCGTATTCAGTGAGTGCTTTGTAGCCTGAAACTATGGCTAAAAACCTTAAATACAATGCGTTTTCTATCTCCGTATCATCGTCTGATAAATCATACAATTCAAAGAAGTAAATCATCATTTCGTAAAATTCTTCTGAAATGGAAATGCGTTTCTCTTTTTGTTCATCAGTAAGAGGCATTTCTCCAAAATACTTCTCAAAAGGCATTGATCGGATATTATTTAATTCGTCAAAATCATATATCATAGGCTCTCACCTGTTCCAACACTAGGAGCTTGTGTGCCTGTAAGAGTGCTGTCAAACTGTGCTTTCATTGTGTCTTTACTCTTAGCATAAGCATCCTGAACATCACTAAACAGATTTACCAGTTTCATTGCGACCTCATCATTAACACCTAATTGATGTAAAATCTGCAATACTTGTGCCTTAACCATCATGTTCTCTAACTTAGAACGCTTTGGTTTTATGTCAATTTCTGAAAGCCTTAAATCAAAGGTTTCTTTAAGTCTGCAATATCTCAAAACGACCTTTAGCATCTGTTTTTCTGAACGAATAAAAGTAGGTATGCGAAGTTCTGCTCTCTTATCTTCTTCGTAATAACCATTACGAAGGGCAACAGCTTGACCTGTATCTCCGCCTGTACTTTCGTCTCTTCCGGGCTTTCCTTGAATGATAAGCAAGTTCTTGTAAATATCATCCTTAGAAATCTGTGCGCCTGTTTGGTCTAACTGACTTTCAAGCACTCTTGCTGATGCTTGACGGTTATCTTCTGCATCGTTGATGGCTAATGCGCCTGCTGAAATCATATCTAGGAATGTTTCTTTATCGATTTCTGCATTGACAAAAAGGATGAATGATTGGATAAATTGCTCAATTCCATTCATTCTGTCGGATTGCATTTTGTTAAGTTCATCTGTCAAACCTATAGTAATTTCAATGTCAGAAATACGCCTATGATTGTTTGGATATTCAATGATATTTACCATGCCGAGTACATTGATTCCTGAATCCACAATCTCTGTATCTCTGATGGTAAACCACTCATTGTTAGTATAAACCTTAAAAAACTGTCCTTCTTCATCCTCTAAAATGCGCACTCCATAAGCTGGTGTGTTATCATCAGCATAGTACACAACAAAGGTATAAATAGGGTTTTCACACTTTATCCAAAACGGTGCTTCATCAAAGTCTTTTTCAGCACGATTTTCGCCACCGATATAAAAGTATGAAGTTCCGCAAATACTAGCCCATCTGCCTCTCTCAATGTCAAGGTCTGCCTTGCCTTCTGAATCCATATAAGAATTAAGCAATCGAAGTTTCAAACTCTTCTCTTCTTCGTTCTCGCTTGTCAAGGTCTTTAGGGCATACTGCACAGGTTCTCCAAAAAGGTCTGCGACCTTTGATTCAACTATTTCGTATGCATGATTTTCAACTATTCTATTGTTTACATCAGGTCTAATTTCTTTTACTCTGTAAAGGATAGGTTGATCGCCCCTGTAATATCTGTCAAGGTATGCAATCGCTGTCGCATTAGTTTGGTGCTTTGCGTACTGCTCTGCTAAATCTTCAACGATATTTGAGCGGTTTATACTATCCCTAGAAGTTTTAAGAACAATTCTGCCAAAATTATTCCCTGTGAGTTTTCCGAATGGTATTCTATTACCACTACCCATCAATTCTAATTCTAGTTCAAACATTAGCCACATCCTTTCTGAAAAATAAAAAAGTCGAAGTGAGGGCTAATCAACTCCGACTAATTCATAATGGCATTATAACACGCTTAAATATGCTATTGTATGCTATCTTTTAAACCTGATGGCATATTATAGATGTGTGCAAAAATATCTATTGCGTCTCTATGTACATGGATAATTCTATCGTAAGAGTAGTTAAGTCTACTAGCAACAATTCTAAAATTATAATGATAGACATAGTGCTGTCTTAAAACTTCTATGTGCAATCTCTTCGGCAAACCTTCAATCTGCTGTTCGATTTCATTTCTGATCTTCCAAAGGTCCGCTTTCTTATCAAGAATTTCTGCCTGCAACTCTTCTGTGACGGTTAGATACTTAATCATCTTTTTTTCAAAGGTATTCCCAGGAGTAGAATCAACTTTTTCTCTGTCATAGCGTATGGCTTGAATACCCGCATACTCATCTCGAAGTTCTTTTAAATGTTCTTCTAATGATTTAATGGAATCGTCAATCTTTTCAATTTGTCCTAAATACTCAACTACTGTCATAAAATTCTCTCCTTAAATTCCAAGTGCAGCTCTACTAACAACGGTTACTCTGGCATTAAGACCACTTCCTGAACGATTAAATTTCGTAAGCATTGATAAACTGTCAGGAGCATCTTCATGTTTA